TGATCCTGCCTCTTTGTTTACCTTACTCATAGTAAAATCAATAGCCATCTTTACAAGTCCTGCAATAGATAATCTAGCTCCGATCTTAATATCAGTAGCACATACCTTAGTATTATCTCTGCTCTTATCCATCTCTCCAGATAACTCTACCTCATGGAATACGCTATGTGCTGGATCATAATATCCGAAACAATCTAACGGATACTCGCAAGCGTGAAAACCTGTATCACAGCACTCCGCTCTTTCTGTGTGAAATTCCTTACCCTCCTCATACTGATAACCTCTACAGGTAAGATCCTTGTTAAATCCTTTAAATGCTCTCATAGATTTTTCTCCTTTTCTATGTGTGTTATTTTTATTGATAAATAACTTAATCCTCAATATGAGGAAAATTTAGATAGTTTTTGAAAAATATTTTATTTATTGCTTTCCATTCTTTCCTTAGTACGGTTTACCTTAAAAGTCTTAACCGCTGTGATCTCATCCTCTGGGATCTGGAGGAGATACTTTACCTGCTCCAGCATTAACTCTACATCAGCAATCTCCTCTACTAAGTTATCTCTGGCAATAGCCTTTTTATCCTCCGCTACAGGCTGTCCTAAGCCTGTTTCTACTCTGCGGTACTTGTTTACCGCCTGTATAAGCTCTGCACACTCCTCTACTAACTGGTTACTCTGTGCCTCATATCCATAGTACTTAGCTGTTTCTAAGTTCATCTCTCTAATTTTACACATATTACTCATATACCT